CGTTGTGCAGTATCAATAAAACTTTCACGTGCATTTAGATCTGTTCTAAAAGACAAACTTTGCCCTAAAAAGGCAATCATATCTATTAGAGCTATGTATTCACTGCTTTCGATGAAATCATTAAATGTTTCTGGGTAATACGTTTTGATGTAGTTAATCATCGTATTACGCAAAGTTTCAAAATCGTAACTGGTAAAATCTGCGTTCGTGAATGTTTGATAAATCTTAGTCCAGTCTTGCTGAACTAAAAGATTTGTTTGACGAGTCGTTTGTGCCATATTTTTTACCTATATCGTATATTTATTTAGATAATAATATGTACAGTTAATTGGTGGTTAGTGTTTGACTGTTACGATCAAAGTTTAACTCAAGTGTACTAACTTGACCGCTAGGCACAAAAGTTAAATTTAATTGAATTAAAAACCCATTTTCTTGTTCGGTAACTACTGCTTGTGTAACTTGTAGTCTAGGATCATAAGATATAATTCTAGTTATATCTTGTGAAATTGCTTGTCTAGTGGGTTCATCCAGTGGTTCGAAAATTAAATCCCAGATTACAGTGCCAAAATTGGGTTGCATTAACTTTTGACCGCGACGGATGGATAGGTAATTTATCAGATCCTGTTGAGCCAGGGCAAAATCTGTTAATGTATAATTTTTTGCACTTTGAGCAGTGCTAAATCCAATGTATGTAGCCATACTGTATTTATTGACTTAAAACAGTGACTGTGTAACGTCCGAGATTATAATAGTTAGCAGCATTGCCCATGTTATGAAATCTCCAGGCCCATGCACCAGTCCCATTGGGAGTTGCATTAGTAGGAGTTGAGCCCACACCCAATACCCACGCAACATACATCATACCGGCAATTACATCAGTGGGGTCACTGTCAGTGATGGCATTTGATTGATACAATGCATAATACGTATCATGTAAAATTTGATAAGCCAATGCATCTTGAAATCCCGGAGTCGATAAAAAATCTTTAAGACTACCGATTTTTGTATTGTAAGTTGAATAGGAACTTGTATTCTTTCTAACAGTTATTGGTTGCCAATTAAAATTTCGATTAACTGCATCGGCACCGTATATTTTAGCTGACCCCGGTACCAAAAATCCATAATTTTCCAACGTTTGCGCACCAACTTGATAACTGCCAATTAAAAATTTACTGCTGATTTTTGTATAGTCCCACCCGCTGGCATTATAACCAATTTGCGCAGCTAAACATCGTAGATTTATTGTACTAAATCTATCAATGGCCAGGGTTTGATTGGGTGCCGTAGGAGCAGTAGTTAGTCCAAGTCGACCTTTAGGCAAAGTACCACTTAGTGATACTGTGGCTGCTTGTGTTATTCCTAAACTGGTTGCTGCCATTATTTTGTCCTTATGGGGTTACTGTAAGATTATACACTTGAACATCTGGCAAAATTGCCCAAGATACGTTAAACGACAACGAACCAGGCACTGTTTCTATTAAATTACTAAAAGTATACGTGCCGTCTGCGCCAAAAGTGCCACTAGCAGAAGCCGATCCAGACACTGTAAATGTCGATCCAGCTAAGCCAGTAATTGTTACGCTAAACGGCTCGCCAACTGCCACAGTTGAAGGGCCCACAATAGTATGTGCTTGTGCATGGGCAGTAGATAACTGGGTAGAGTCTGTTACTGTAGTTGTAGTTGTTGTAGTAGATGTTGATGTACCGGCTGACGTCGCAGTTATTGTAACTGGTTGATTACCACCCGGGGTTGCACAGGCAATGTTATATCCACCATTACCACCATAGGCTACAAGAAATTGCGGACCAATCCAATAATTTCCTGGTGTTAGTGCCTGTGTTGGATCTGTTGTATTATTTGAAAAACTATAGCTAAATGTTGGCGATCCTGCCGTTACATTGAGATTTATCTGTGCATCTACTATTCCATTTAATGGATTACTTCCTGGTGCATAATTAAAGTCAGCAAACAAAGTAAAGCTAGTAGATGGCGTTTTGTTAAGTGTAAATGTCCATGTATACAATGTCCCTGCAGTGCCATTGTATGTAGTCAAGGCCGATGTGTAAGTAGTTGGATAAGACACAGATGAGTTTGCAGCGGCTTGTGCACTTGTAGCATCAGTGGTGTTTGATGTAGTATAAGTAAATGCCGGTGAATCTTGTACTCCAGATAAATTCTGTCCGCCATTTGCACCTGAGGCAGAGAAATTAACAACCGCATATCCAAATGGATTATGTAACCAAATAGATCCAGGTCCGCTTATGCCAATGCCGACTGTATCTGATGTGAGTGTATATGTTGCTGTCTGCGCTCCGGCATCAAAATTAAGTGCAGACCCCGTTATATTTTTCACACCGCTGCCGTCTGCAGGTTGATATAATATATCAAACAATATAGTAAACGGAGCAACTGCAGATTTATTCAAAGTCCAGGTCCAACTTGGTAATGGGTCAACCCCATAAACACCTGTAGACTTTGTAATAGCAATGGTATAGGATGATGGATACGTTGGGTCAACAACTGTGGCAGACAGTGGAGTAGTAGCAGATACTAGTGTATAATAGTAGCTTGATGCAAAATCAATATTGCAAGCAAGTGAGGTACCTTCGTTGCCACTTATGACACCAATTGTTCCTTGTGCAGATGAAGTGGGCATTATATACACTTTACCAGGTTTGGTATATCCACTTACATCCATTTGGTATTCCATTACATTCCCATTTTGTTTAGCTGATACAGACAGATTAAATTGGCCACCTTGGAATGAACCAGACCCGTCAGCATACTCAATTATTTGGACAAAAGGTCCAAACACAGAATCTGTATCAACATAGGTATCAAGGTCAATATAATACTTTCCGCCTGATTTATTACCAATGGTACCAGTATTGCCTTCTAGTGTCACGCCAGTAACGTTCTTTGCGGTGGTACCTGGTGTTGTTGCAGTACCTGCAGAACTATTAGTAGTAGTAACTGTGTTAGTAGTTGTAGTTGAACTATTTTGCCCGTTGGGCGCTGCAGAAGAATATAATGTAACTGCAATAGTAGGCAATGAGTTACCTATACTATCTGCGGCAGCTCGTCCAGTGAATCCAGCAAACATAATATTGTTTACAGTAGGATTGCCATCCGCAAACCATAATGTTGTAGGAATAGTAAATGAAGCTGCACCTGTTGAGTCAAATGTAACCGGATCAGCTACTCTGCGGCCTCCATCATAGGCACTAGTGTATGTGCTCAAATTGGTGTATTGCCATCCCTCAGCTACATAGAATGTACTGCCAGCATATGACGGATTGTTTGTGGTTATTGTTATAGTAAGGGCAACTGAGGATTGGTGCTCCACTGTCCAATTCAGTGAATTATCTAGAGATTCGTTAACATTGTATATACTATAAGAATTTGATCCATTGTTGACCAAAGTGCCCGAGCTTGCAGCAACACTGATTGAGACTGCCGGTCCTTTGGCAACCGAAGTTCCTGTTGATGTGGAGGTATATACTATATTAGTAGTTGTAAATGTAGCGGTACTTAATACCCCATTATTGGGTTGAGCTTGACCGATTGTTTCGCCATCGGGGCCAATTAAACTGTAAGTGTTTTTAACGGTATTTAACTCAACATGACCGTATGTATTATCTGTTTTAATATTAACAAACAATAAATTACCAACTTGTAATTCTTGGTTGGGATATGCCAATGTCTCAGAATGTGTCCCTGGGGATATATAACCGCCAGGTATAGTCAAATCAACATATTCCCAGTTAATAATCAATCCGTTGCTGGTATTATTTGAAGATGTTGCTAATGGTGCTAAGTTATTTGATACTGAGTCAGTAGTGCCTAATATCGAAGGAGGAGTATTAAATTGTTTTCCAAATGCGTATGCAAATGTCATCACTGGTGCATCTGATGGAATGTTAGTTAATTTATTTTGTGCGTCGTAACAAGCACTTGGCTGGAAAGTGCTTGCAGCTGGCCAATCGCCGGCAAATAAGTCATAATATAATCCAATTCCGCTTGGTGTAGTAGCATATATTTCTGCGCCAACTTGGTAGGCTTGCCCGGCCCCCACTGTTGTAGTGAGTTGTGATATGTCTGCACCAGTGTTTGAATCTCCAAAATTAAGAGTCCATGCACCATTGAAACTTTTGCTCTTAACATATTGTCCGGCATTATTTGCAGGTATTGTTACTGTTGTTGTGGTAGTAACTGGAGTTCCTGTAGATACTGTGCCGGTAGTTACTGCTTGTTTAGAGGCACTGCTAGATCCTGAACCAGTACCAGCCACAACAGTAACAACTGCAGCAGCACCAGCAAGACTAGTTACTGCTATAATTGTGTTAGTAGAATCGTATGTTGTTATTTGTCCAGTATTTTGATCAGTGATGCTGTATCCGCCATTTTGTAGTGCAGTATATGTAACAGGTTGCCCACCAGGAGTGGTAACTTGGTATTGATTGCCACTGCTAAGTGTTTTTGTGGTACCATCATTTAATTTAACAGTGATTGTAGTACCATCAGACGCCACTGAGCTAACTTGTGTACCTAGAGGTGCCGACGGGGTTCCAGTTGAAGATGATCCTACTGGTCTTGGCCATGGCTCGTGTGCAGGTACAACCGTGCATATAGAATCAATTGATGGACCAATTGCCCAATTGGTTCCGTTAAACGCAGTATCAGGTTTGAGTTTAGGAATATGTGTGGGGAACGGTGTTGGTGTTGATGGCTTACCACCATTAAGTGCAATGGTAGCACCATCTATTGCGACTCCTCCAATGGCACTCATTGATAATGCAGCACCACTTGTTATATTGGTCCACCCAATAGCTTCAACAGATACACTTGCGCCCGCTGAAAATATAGATTTGCCAGCTGATAACATATTAATATCAATACCAGTTTCAACACTGAGTCCACCGGGAGTGTACATATTAATGCCACCAAGCCCGGCTTGCATATTAATTGCACTTTCGCTGTGCATGTTAATGGGGCCTTTAGATCTTACATTAAATCCGCCAATGCCATACATGCTGATTCCGCCATCTGCCCCAAGTTCAATCCATTGGTACCCACTGGCAGTTGCAATGTACAGGATATTTTCTTGGTCATTCATTAAAATTTGATGACCGTTTGTTGTGCGCAAACGTATGCCTTGGTCAGTGCCGTCAGCGGTGCCATCATCCATAACAAATTGATGTCCACCTGTTCTTGCATACACAACTTCGGGATTATTTGAATTTTGATCTCCGGCGGTGGTTTTTCTTCCTGGGGTACTGATACCATAAACGTTACTAGGTGATTCTCGTAAACTACTAGAACTCGTTGCTCCACGAATAGGGTCGCTGTCTAGTCCTTGTACAATTAATCTAGATGCTTGATATTCATGTGGGTAGCGAGGTGTAGTGGTCAGCGCAGTAGATGCTAAGGCGCCACTTTCACTTACATCGTATTCTACCACTGGTAATACACTACTGGCATTAATACTAGACAATAACGCATCGCTGGGATTTTTTAAATCGGTAGCACCGCCAACATTGTGACTTATACCCGGCACCATGTGATGACTGGGAGTGTCATAAATGCAGGCAAACCAATATCCGTCACGCCCTTGATCGCCACCAGTAAACACCACTAAAACACTATTACCAATGTCCGGCGGCACAAACCACATACCATAACTTTGCCCCGATGTTGCCGGGCTGTCTGGTAATTGCCCAGTATTCGTTCCTGCAGTTGTTCCATAAAAAGGGCTAGCATAGGCTACACGTAAAGGTTTACCACTGGCATCTGCAAAATCAGGAATCACTACCCATAATTCGCCAGATCGGCTTTCTGCCACATGTCCGGTTACTACTCCAACATACGGACCTGGATCAATGGTTAAGCCAGTTTTTTTACTGTCTGGTGTGCCGCCTTCGCCGGCGCCTTGTTTTCTTGTTTGACTGGTTGCCATTATTGTTTGATCCTGTATGTGTCTTTGCCGCCATTAACTGCGGCAATTGATTGTTGATTTGAATATGAAGATTGAACTGCTGACGTAGTATTTGTTTGTCCTAGCCGTTGCACTGGTGCCCCAAATGATTTTAAAATATCTGTTTGCATGTAACGAACCAAAGTTAAGGTTTGTTCAAATTTACCATTGGCAAAGGAATTTTTAATAGTTACTACTTTATACTGCCCACTGAACAGTGATGTATATGTGTTAGTGCCATCCATTTGCGGATACATTAATCCCGTATCATTATAAGCACCATCATCGATATCGATGGGAGTGTTTACAGTGACTGTTACTACCAGCTCACCTGTGTCAAATCTCAAGTGTCCATATTTTTTTACAAATGCTGCTTGGCTTACGCTATCCCAATTTGTATAATCATTAAATGCACCGGGATCAATTGAATAGTACCAATCATCCTGTCTGATTAGCGTTGGGTCACCAACAATAGTAAGATCCAGATTAACCATGTCTCCGCCTGACAAATTAGAGTACACTGATTTAATAACATCTGCAACAACTATAGAGTCAATATGACTTTCTTTATTGCCACCTGCAGTTAGATTTTTATTAACTTTTTGTGCTCGATAACGATACGGAGTAAGGTTTGGTGCACTAATAACAATTGCAGGATTAATTGCAATCACTGGGGTATTATTTTGAGTTATATCAGTGCCAGTGTCGCCGCTGACATTAGTTGATGCCACTGCTGACTGATAGGCCATAATGGTAGTGTAGTATGTTGTGTCAAAACTCAACTTGAAATCAATTATGTCTATGTTCTGACCTGTGTACAAATAATTGTAATTTTTAATTGTGTAAGGGCCACTGTCAGCAAGACTTGTATTAGTTGACGGATGTTTGCCGTCCCAGCTGGGGTATTGATGTATATTATATGTAGTAAGTTTACATCTATGTTGTCTTAGTGGGTCAAATGCATTATCGTAAACGTCTTGGCCATTTGCACCTTGAAATTCAACTTTGGTCGTTGTTCTGTACAAAGATAATATAGAAGTTCCATCGCCATTGGCACTGGTAGAATTAGATGCAGTATTGATGTTTATGTTTTGACTTTTAGTAAAGTAACTTGAATGTGCTAGTATGTTGTCAATTATATCTATAATTGCTGTTTTAGCTGCAAATTTAAATGTTTGTTTTGCAGTATTAATTAGTCCTGAACTGGGATCTGCGTTAGTTAAAGTAGTTTGTTTGGGATCTACGATTGTGCTATTTGCAATGTCATGATCAATATTAAATGCATACTGATCAGCAAAGTAAGCTGCAGTGGGCACTTCGGCTAGATAAAATGCGTTTAGTTGTGTCACAAATCCATTGGCTCCATTAAAAAATTCATCAACAGTACCAGCAGTGACAGTAATTTGTACTGGGATTGTTGCGTATTCAGTATCGTGTGCACTGTTACCAAGGGCAACATAGTCAATTTTATAAGTTGCCCCACCTTTGTCAACTTCAACACCAACGTTGGTTATTTTAATAGGAAATCTTTTTCTATATACTGCAACTTGCGAGTCCGGAACTGGATTTCCATTATCGTCCCATCCCTTAAAATCGCACTGTAGCATTAATGGTTGTTCAGTATAGTTTTCATATTTGCCCGAATTAGGATTGTATGACATTGCCACTAACTGATCAATAAAAGTAACTCCGTAGGGTTCTACAACTGTAATTGATCCATCAATTAAATTACTACTGCGAGTTACATCGTTTAGTGCAACTGTAGTTTCAAAATCAACTGTTTGAATGTTGTAATTCAGTGGCAACGATCCTGAAAATCTACGATTGGGATATAATCCACTGTCTTCGGCAATTACCCAGGATGATGATCCAGGTTGCCAGCTCATTGCCGATATAATATCATCTTGTCCCATTAATGCATTATAATCAGTAACATCCAGCCACCACAGACTCCAGCAGTACGACCAAGATGCAAATTGATGCATAGGATTAGACACTATACCAGTTTGTGCTATTTGTTTTGGCATTTAGAATCCCAATGCTGATTGAAGCGTTGCTTTTGTGGGCACGTAGATAATTGTACCTGTACTGAAATTTAATAAAGGATCTATTAAAACATCTGGATTACGTACTGCAAATACCCACCACAAATTACTGTCAGCATACATGTCGTGGGCCAATAAGTCAGGTCTTAAATTATATGCTGGGTCAATTTGATACACAGCATCAGTAGTAGCTGCTGGTATTGTTTTAGATACCCATAAATCTAAAAATTGTCCCCATAATGGAGTACCATAATATGGGCTAGTTATTGCGTAAGTTGCTGACATTATAGGAATCCACCATTTCCACGATTAAACGATTTACTTATATTTTGCGCACCTTGTGTGGCACCAAATGCACTTGCTGGTACAGCTGCTCCAACAGGATTAATTAGTGCGCCGGCCGAAAAATCGCTGAGACTAAATCCTTGACTTTGACTCATGCGACTGTATACTGGTTGCAGGCTTAATGTAATCTGACTAGTGGTCGGCAAACGTGTGCTGTTTAACCGATAGTTTGCACTTTGTGGATTATAATTAGTTGAAGTAATACTAGGCTCGGGAATATCCATATAGTCAACATCCTGTGGCATAGTATGGCTAAAGCTAGTTACCAAACAAGGTACGTTAGGCAAGTAATACTGCCCGTAACCATTTAAGTAAACAAGTGGCGGAGGGTTACCGGCTAATTGATCTGCACCAAAAAACATTTTAGTCAGTGATCTAAAAAAGTAAATTGTTGCCAATAGGTATTGACCTTCATTTACGTTTTGTACAGTAAAATCACCAGTAATGCCAATTGACTGAACTTCTGAGTTGTCATAAAAATACTGTGTATAGTTATTATGTGTTAATTTTTGTGAGCTGTAATTTGCAGTATGTGTTATAGATAACTGTGGTGTATAAGGAAATACAACTCCAACACGTGTTGTACCAGGATTTGTGTTTAATCCAAATACGGTATTGATTGCACCAGCGATACTGTTAGTTGATTGCCCACCAGTTTCATTTATTAATGGGCTTAACAAGTAATTTGAGCTATCGTTGTAAAAATAATTACTATTTGGCGCTAAACTAATGCGAACACGCCAATCAGTACTGGCGTTTGGGAATGATAATATTGGTGCAGGCCCTGCAGGGGCATCACTGTAACCAAACATTTGTGCTACATTTTGACGGCTGCTGGCATTTGTTAAGCCTACTGCACCGTTAAAACTAGAGGTAATGGCCGAACCCAGTGTTTGGGTAGCACCGGGTAATAATGAATTTTGAAAACCTTGCGGTAACGCTGCCATGTGTGTTCCTCTTTATATACTATTTATTGCAATCATAAACTGCTAAGATAATGTTTTTGTTTTATAAAAGGTTGACAGGTAGTACTTAAATATGCTAGTATACAGCAACTTTAAGGATTTGCCGGTGAGACACAATTATTTAAACAACAAAGATATATTAAAAGAAATTCATAAAAGCAAAAATACCTATTGTAAGTTTACAGATATGAAATATGCTGATTATGATATGATTTTGCCTGATGTTAAAAAAATTAATAAAACAAATACATTACAAGCTCGCAAGAATCGTGCAGAACGTTTGGCTAAATTAGCCCACGAAGCAGCAACTGCAGATGGCACAAAACGTAAGTTAGACGAGTTTGAAATAAAACTCAAAGATGTTGCTGATACCGATGTGGTATTTCGAGTTATGACCTGGGATCATATTCCAATTGATGATGTAAAAAGCCGAAAAGCCGCAGTAAAAGCATTTGAAGACGAAGAAGGTGCTATTCCCCGTAGCGAATACGACGATGACGAGTTAGACATTGCCGGCAATACCAAATATGTTAAGTGTAATTTCCCTCCATTTCAACATTATAAAGTAGATAGTGAAGGTAACGCTGTTTGTGTGGGCAAAAGCCACTGGAAAGGTCCATTGGATACTGGAAATTTTAGTAGAGATCACGGACAAATGACTAACAAACTAGCTCACATGTTTATGAAACTGTGTGAACGGTATGCTACTCGTAGCAATTGGCGCGGGTACACTTACAATGACGAAATGCGTAGCCAAGCCCTGTTACAGTTAAGTCAAATTGGACTACAGTTTGATGAGTCCAAAAGCCAAAATCCATTTGCTTACTATACTGCAGCCATTACTAACTCATTTACTCGTGTGTTAAACATTGAAAAACGCAATCAAAATTTGCGTGATGATATTTTAGAAATGAACGGACTCAACCCCAGCTATACTCGTCAGGGTATGGGCAGTGGTGGCGGTCCCGTTTATGAAGAATAAAAGAAAAACTATTCCAATTTTATTCAATGGTGGAACATACGGCACCTTTGTTGAATGGTGTTTATTATACTTTTCTGGACAGCTAAATTTCTTGCCATTTAATAAAAGTGGAAATAGCCATAAATTTGTTGGCAATCATTTGCTGAATATGTCTGGGTGGAACAAATATCTAGAATCCAGTGAAGTATATGACTTAGTAAGATTTCATCCGAAAACAATTGAATCTGAATCACTTATAACCAATATAGACAAAATTTTATTATCAGTTGATCGTGCAATTTTGCTGTATGCTGGCCCGCAATCTTTATTATTAAATTTAAATAATAAATTTGAAAAAATTTGGAGTAACGGGTGGCTTGGACAAAACGAAAATATTTTTTTGCCCAATCTTAAAGGATGGGGAAAATCTAACTTAGATGGCATGGAAGTTTGGGAGATAAGAGAATTTCTTTCTTACTATATAATCCCACAACATTTATCAGAAACAGAGATTGATAAATTAGCTGCATACCAGCCAGCAAGTTTACTCAAAATTGAAATACAAGAATTGTTTGATAATTTTGAAACTGTTATTAAACAACTATTACAGTATTGCAATTTATCATTGGTTAGAGACGATTTTGATTCAATTTATAAAGAATGGGCAGCATTGCAAAAACATGCCGCAAAAGATAAAGTTGTTGATAATATCATAAAGTCAGTAATCGGCAATATCAGTTGTGAGTGGGAAGAATTAACCATAGTAGATGAGGCAATTATCCAAATGCGTCTTAGAGACTTGCATCAACTTGAATTAAAATGCTATAATCTTAATGTGTTTCCCACAAACACCAACGATTTACAAAAATTATTAATCAATGTCTAACCTATTTAAAAAAGCCGCACTATTCACTGATATACATTTTGGACTTAAATCAAACAGTACTCTACATAACGAGGACTGTTTGAGCTTTGTGAAATGGGCAACTGCTAAAGCAAAAGAAGAAGGTTGTGAAACTGCAATCTTTTTAGGTGATTGGCATAACAATCGTGCCAGTATCAATATCCTGACATTGGGGTATAGTCTACAGGCACTGGAGCATTTGAATGCTAATTTTGATCGTGTGTATTTTATTCCTGGCAATCATGATCTGTACTATCGTGACAAGAGAGATGTTCAGAGCGTGGAATGGGCTAAACATCTCCCCAATGTGCAAATTTGTAATGACTGGTTCAGCAGTGGTGATGTGGTTATTGCTCCTTGGCTCTGTGGCGATGACCACAAACGTATTCCTAAACTAAAGGGCCGGTATATGTTTGGGCACTTTGAACTGCCCGGATACTTGATGAACGCCATGGTGGCCATGCCCGAACACGGCGAAGTGCGTAGAGAACAGTTCAATCATTTTGATCATGTGTTCACTGGGCACTTTCACAAACGTCAAACACAAAAGAATATCACATACATTGGAAACTGCTTTCCACACAATTACGCCGATGCCGGGGACGATGATAGAGGGCTTACGGTGCTGGAATGGGGACAGGACCCGGTGTACTACGCTTGGCCTGACCAACCCCGGTATCGTGTATTCAATTTGAGTGATGTGCTAAAGCACACCGAAGCCATGTTGCAACCCAACATGCATGTGCGTGTTAATTTAGACATTGATATCAGTTACGAAGAAGCAACTTTTATCAAAGAAACATTTATCAACACCTATAGCCTACGTGAAATTACAATTATCCCTGCCAAGGTAACTGAACTTACCGAATACGAGATACAAGGCAATATTGAGTTTGAGTCTGTGGATCAAATCGTGTATAGTCAACTAAACACTATAGATAGTAAACAATATAATCCAAATTTACTACTCGACATTTATAAAAATCTCTAATGTTTAAAATAAAAGATCTAACTGTTAAAAACTTTATGAGTGTGGGCAATACCACACAAGCCGTTAACTTTGATCGTAACGACCTTACCTTGGTCTTAGGTGAAAATTTAGACTTGGGCGGGGACGATTCAGGTGCAAGAAATGGTACAGGTAAGACCACTATCATCAATGCATTGAGTTATGCACTATACGGCAATGCACTTACTAATATTAAAAAAGACAACTTGATCAACAAAACCAATACCAAAGGTATGATGGTTACTATTGATTTTGAAAAAGATGGGCAGACTTATAGAATAGAGCGTGGACGCAAACCTGGAGTAATGAAATTCTTTGTTGGCGATGTGGAAAAAGAAATTACCGACGATGCCCAAGGCGACAGCCGAGAAACACAAGCAGACATAGAACGTATGTTGGGAATGAGTCACGATATGTTCAAACATATTGTTGCACTCAATACCTACACTGAACCGTTCTTGGCGCTAAAAGCCAATGATCAGCGCACTATCATCGAACAGCTGTTGGGCATTACCTTGCTTAGTGAGAAAGCTGATAATCTCAAGGAACAAATTAAAAATACCAAAGATGCAATTAGCCAAGAGGAATTTCGTATTAAAGCAGTGGGTGATGCTAACAAGCGCATCGAAGATCAAATTGAAAATTTAAAACGAAAACAAACTCTTTGGCTCAAGAAACACAATGAAGATATTGCAAATCTACAGTCGGCATTTGATGAATTAAACGCTCTGGATATTGAAGCAGAGCTAGTTGCGCACAAACAATTGTCTGAATATAATATAAAACGTAAAGCAATTGCCGAACTAACAACATGGATCAAACGTTGCGAGCTTGATGAAAAGCGTGAAAACAAAACAATTGGTCAACTGCGTGCAGATATTGCTACATTAGAAGATCATAAGTGCCATGCTTGTGGACAAGACTTACATGATGATAGTCACAAAAAAATGCTAGAAGAAAAACGTTCGGCATTACAAGAAGCTGCATTACAGGCATTGGCTACTAACACACAGTGGATAGAGCATACTCAAGCACTTGCAGATCTAGGAGAGTTAGGCGCACAACCAGTAGTATTTTATGATTTAGAGTCTGATGCGTTTGAGCATCGTAGCAGTATGGCTAATGTATTAACGCAATTAACTGCTAAACAAAGCGAAGCTGATCCTTATGCTGAACAAATTACAGAAATGCAAGAACAAGCAGTAGAAGAAATTAGTTTCGACTTAATCAACGAGCTTACCAACATTAGAGAGCATCAAGACTTTTTACTTAAATTGTTAACTAACAAAGATAGTTTTATACGTAAACGTATTATTGACCAAAACCTAAGTTATCTTAATGCTAGACTAGGACAATATTTAGATCGTATAGGCTTGCCGCATACTGTAAAATTCAACAACGACTTAACTGTAAGCATTACCGAACTGGGCAGAGACTTGGACTTTGACAACTTGAGCAGGGGCGAACGTAATAGACTTATCTTAAGTTTGAGTTGGGCATTCCGAGATGTGTGGGAAAGTCTATACCAACCCATCAACTTGTTGTTTATTGATGAGCTAGTAGATTCTGGAATGGACAGTAGCGGTGTTGAAAATGCATTAGGCATACTGAAGAAAATGAGCCGAGATAGCAACAAATCAATTTGGTTAGTAAGTCACAAAGATGAATTGGCAGGACGTGTAAACAATACTTTGCACGTTGTTAAAGAAAACGGTTATACAAGTTATAATACTGATGTTGAAATTACTTAATTACGTTCGTGTGTTGCATTTAGAACCTACTGATGTTTGTCAAGCGGCGTGTCCTTTGTGCGCACGTGAAACTGACGCTGAATTTGACAAAGATTTGAAACATCATTTAACTGTACCACAGATAAAAGAATTATTGTCAGCAGAATTTATACAAAATTTAGATAAAATGTTCATGTGTGGCAACTATGGTGATCCAGCCGCTGGCTCTGACACGCTAGCATTGTATGATTACTTTAGAACTATCAATCCCAATATTGTGTTGGGTATGAATACCAATGGTGGTATTCGTGACACCAATTGGTGGACGCAATTAGCTCAAAAATTAAATCAGCTTCAAGATTACGTTGTGTTTAGCATTGATGGGTTAGCGGATACCAATCACATCTATAGACGTAATGTAGATTGGCTACATGTTATGAGCAATGCCGCAGCATTTATTGACGCCGGCGGTAATGCTCACTGGGACATGTTAGTGTACCGTCACAATGAGCATCAAGTTGATGCATGTGAACAACTAGCAAAACAGTTGGGCTTTAAATGGTTTAGAGCAAAAATCAGCAAACGCCCT